TACACTATGCAGACTGCTCGTGGTGTTACGGGCTCTGAGTTAATGACTATGAAACAGCATAAAAATATTTTTGAAAGGATTTACAATGCAACGCACTCCTGATTTATTTGATCTTTCCAGCAAAACAGCGCTGATAACTGGCGCTGGTGGTTTGCTTGGACCCAAGCACGCTGAAGCACTAGTAGAGTGCGGTGCAAGAGTTATTCTTACTGATCATCACGAAGATAGAGTTTTTGCAAGAGAACAAGAACTAAATGAAAAATATGGTAAGAGAGTTGCAACATCTCATCGAATGGATGTAACCAACAAACAAGAAGTAGAAGAGGTTTTTTCAAGATATGATGCGATTGATATTTTGATTAATAACGCTGCCAAGGACCCAAAAGTAAAAAAAGGTGGAGGACTAAAGCCTGATTCTAGATTTGAAACAATGTCCCAGGAGTATTGGTCCGAAGGAATCGACGCTGCTGTAAACGGAACTTTTATCTGCTCACAGGTTGCTGCTAACAAGATGTTAAGAAACAATCAGGGCGGCGTTATCCTCAATAT